TGGAATTACAAAGAATAAAACTATGGAGGATCAAATAAAATTCTCAGTCAGTGATGACTTAAAAAATCAGTGTGAAATCCAATTTGTTAAAGCAACTAAAAATGTGTCAAGTAGTTCTTCTGATGAAGATTCTAAAGGGAAAGAACCGGAAAAAAAAATATGGGTTAAGAGAACCTATGAAGAAAAACCCGAAGTTAAATTTTTTAGAACTACATTAGAACAATACTTTGAAAATGATAATTGTTTTGACGAAATGCGAACACTTTTTGAAAATATAGCCGTAGCTGGTCTTATGGTTACCCCCGGAATTATGGAGAGGTGTCCTGGAACTAGTGAAGCTAGACATGGAAGTGAGTGCAGAAAATGTTCTGTTTACTATAGTATATATGAACAATATGGATTATCAATGAGTAAAAAGGAAAGAGAACCGATTACTCATAAAGCGCTAGTATTTGCGCCAATCTCGAATAGTAATGAAGTTAGACTAACCGATGAGGAACAAAATCAGGTTAATGAAAATCTTATTCGTGTAAAAAAAATGGAGGAAGATGATAACAAACGAGAAGAAAAAGTAATTAAAAAAGAAGTAAATGACTCTATAAAGGTGAAGGCTACACCCCCTTCTAGAACTAATATTTTAGAAGAACTAATGAATGGAAACACTTTTGAAAGAGTGTGGGAAGCCACTTCGGGTACCTATGATTTTTTTTTAGGAACCTTTACCTTTGTGGGGCTATTAGCAACTTTTTTACCCGCATGTCTATTAATGAATCCAATTGTTGCAATAGTTGGATGTACTACTACATTAATAGGTACTGGGGCTGCTCTGGCATATCGAAAATTTTTAACTAATGCTGGACAAATAAAACCTTGGATGTACTATTTATACTATTATAAAACTATCGCTAGAAATGCTAAGGATAAAGTAGTGGCTACTGGTGATGGAATTGTGGATGGTGTAAGTAAAGGAATTGAAGCTTTTAAGAAAGAAACTGGTGATAAGATCGATAGTATTGGAAAAAGTGTAAACGAAATGAAGCAGAAAGTAACAGATAAAGTGGACTCTGTAGAGTTTACTGACGCCTTTTGGAAAAAATTGGGAGGTGTTAGTATATTTGTTGTGGTTACTTTGGCTTATGGGACTTATCAATATTTTCAATCAAAACAAGCAAAAAAAAAAAAATGAAGAAAGAGAGCTCTACTCCAAGTGAAATGGTTTACGATTATTTAAAATCAATGGCACCTTACCTGGTAGCTGCTTCTGTAATGGGAGGAGTCATATGTAAGGCGTCTCTTTTTTTAACTGCGTTAACTAAATTGCAAAATGTGTATCATTATGTCACTGGAAAGGTAACTGATAAATTAAAGGCTAAAGGTGTTGTGAAGAGAACAAACACCCCTGACATGATGGCTTTTATGATTTCTAATGACCCGTTAATAGTAGGAAGAGATGTTGATTTGAGGTATATGGTCATGGATCCTCGTAATTTTGAAGATAAAGAAGGTGCTAAGTTTAGACCTAAATTATATGAAGAGGAGTGTGATCGTTTAATTGAACAATTGAAGAAGAAGGGAATTAGGATCAACGATAGTATGATAGATTTGTCTGAAACTAAAAGTAGTAAGAACTTTCAAAAATTAATGGATAATATGAATCCATCTATGAAGAAGAAAGATGGATATTATCGATTATCAAAGAGACTTTTGAGTGCTAAGGTTTTGGTTCCCCAAGGACCACCAATTGAATTGTATAAATATCAGCCTGAATACTTAACTAGATTGACCACTATGTTGAGAAATATTGGAGGTACTGAATCAATAAAATCATTGAGTTTGTATAGCGTGAGTTATGAGCATATGTGTTATTATGTTTTGGCTGAGAATCAAGCTCATGTATTAAATACTCTTGATGAATGTGGCCCTGAAATGACAATTGCTGATGTTGCGACTAATGTTAAAGAATTCCTGACAGATTATGCTGGGGAATTGGGAGTAATGTTAGCTGTGTTTGTTGGGATTTATTTGTACTTTTATTATCAGACCTATGAAAAAATACAGATAAAAGAAAAATATAAAGGAACGAATGTTAATTATTCAAAGGTTGAGCCTGTTGTTGTAACAACTGAAGTAAATAAATCTACTAAAGGAACAAACATTGCTGCTGCCAGAAGAATGCGGGCTGATAATGATTATAAGAATATTATAAAACAGCGGACTCAAATAGTAAGAGATTTAACTAGACTTCAAGCACAACAACATAAGTTTTGGACTGCCGATGATGATAACGAAATTGACATCCAAAAAATGAAAGACCTCAGTGATAAAATGTATGTTTTGAATGGAACTCTGGCTGGGTTGAATGCTGACATCCAGAAAATATATGATCGTGAATTGGGTGCAGGGGCTAGTAGAACTAATAAGAATCAAAAGAATACTGGCACATACAACCGATCTTTACCTGGAAAAACTAAAAAGGCAATGAGAGCAGGACTGGCCCCCGATAATAAAGGAGAGGCGAGAGTCGTAGACTTAACAATTCCGGATGAAGTAAAAATGTGTGATTCATGTTACACGGTTGAGATTAAGAATCCAGCTCACCGTTACTGTGGGGCTTGTTTTGGAAAACGTAAACGGGAACCAGAAATGGGTGAGGTTGATATTGAGAAGAAGTGCAAAACGGATGGATGCACTAAGGCAACTGTGAAAAGTCAGGATTATTGTAGGACGTGTTACTTTAGTAAGGACACTCCGTGTAAATTTGGGGATAAATGCCGATTTGGTGATGCTTGTAGGAACAAGCACGCTAATAAGGAGGCGATGGTCTCTAATAAAGGAGTGGTTGATTCTCGAAGTCGGCAGATAGAAGCCAAAGAAGAACCAATAATTCCATTGTATATTTACGATCAAGGAAAGAAAGAATACAAATTTACTGCTTTCTGTACTATAGGAAAATTAGATGGAGAATTACTGGCTATAACTGCCGCGCACGTGTGCAAACCGGGTGTTTACTTTAAGAATAGTAAAGGTTTGTATGAAACAATACAGTTTAAGGCGCATCCGAATCCAAAACACGATTTGGCGGTGTGTAATCGATCAAATCTACTTAAGGGACAGTTTGTTGGTAAGGTTTTCGAAATATCTGACAGTGATAAATTTGAGGGTAGTTTAACGTTTTACACTCGGACAGTGCGGAGTGATGGAGCATTTAGACCTGCGATAGCTGTGTGTGACGGATATAAAAAAGACGGAAAATATTGTCACGATGCCGATTCCTACCCAGGACAATGTGGTTCTGTTTATACGGAAAAACGAAGAATAAAATACGTTCATGCCGAAACTGATAATTTAGTAAATATTGGATATGCTGCCTCCCGAAGTTACATAGAGGACTGTTTAAAAGGACAGGGCCCTCTCAGCTCGTAGAGGGCGAATTGGTGAATGCAGTTAAAGAGTCACTCATAATACCAGGAAGTTGTGAAGGCGACTATAATGAATTAATTCCTGTGGGAAGAATAAACCCGTCGTACTCACTACCGAGATACCCGCATGAGCATGATCTAATGTTAAAGAAATCTGCGATGTGGGATATAGATTCACAATTCTGTATACAATACCGGGACCAGGTCGAGGGAAAATTCTTCTTTAATTACCCCACAGCCGCAACTGTTCACAAAGCAGAAATGCGGTTAGACGAGAAACGGCCTAAAGCAGGAAGTGATAGCACAAAAGAACTGTCCCTCCAGTTCGTAGATAAAATACTTGAGATACCATTAACACATAAAGTGTGGACACATGAACAAGTATTAGAACACACGGATATGGAGAAAGGATCAGGAATGCCACTTTGTTATTTGGGATATCAGACCCGAGCTGACTGGGTAAATAATAGAGAATTTCAAGCTGCTTTGAAGAGTACTAAAACTTTGTACGAATATATAATACAGTTTGGAGTTTATACTAAAAATGTTGGAAAAGTGGAGTGGGCTACCATGGCGGATCATGTCGATGGAAAAGCACGAACTTTTAACATACCTGGGGCTAATGTGCTGTATGCGCAGCACATGTGTTACGCTCAAGGGAACGAGAACCTCAAAGAACATGTATGGTCAATGTATGGATTTAATCCCTTTAAATCGGGAGTAAGACAAATGGAGGATCTGTTGCTGGAGAAAAATGAATTCGGAGTGCTAAAATACCCTATCAGGTTTGCATGGGACGTACGAGGATACGATAGAAAACTGAATTTAACTCACGTAGCAAATAGAAGATACAAATATTTTTGTGTTTTAAATAAAGATCCATATCATCAAAAATTAGCCCGATGGGTATGTCAGGGATTAAAGCAGTCATTTATGATTATGTCTAATGGAGACGTGGTAATAAGAGTAAGAGGCAACAATTCAGGATCAGGAATGACCACTGCTGACAATATAGAAGCAGGGTTTGAAATCTTAACGGATGTCTTACTCGCTGCACATTATGAGAAAATGAAAAGATATCCAACATTTGAAGAAATATATGAAAATCCCGTATTTATCTATGGAGATGACAATTTGGGAGCTGTTACTGAAAATTATTCTAAGATTTTAGATTATGAATGGTTATCAGACCGGTTGTTAAAGTATCACGCATTAGAACTAAAGTCGTTCGAAGGGGGATATGAGTACCCTTTGGAGAAGTTGACCTTTTTAGGTTTTAGCTTCGGATATGATAGAATGTATGTGGCGCCAAAATGGGATTTGAAGCGGATGCTCTTACCAATTATGTACCGGCAGGGGACAGATGAGCCTTTTAAGTTTGTAGCTCGAATATATTCGATACTAATACTAGTCTACCCTTATCCGCAAATGTTCGATGAGATTCGGAATTTATTTATAAAAACGTTACAATATTATTCCTCACAGGATGGTGTGGGAAATGGTCACCCCGTGATAAAGTCTTTTATAAGGGCGGGACCCCCGACAAAAGAAGAGATGGATCGATTTTATTTTGGACTGGAAGGAGGAGGAACAAAAATAAATTTGATGACTACGAAACTTACGTTTTTGTATCCCACGATTATCCCCGTGGAAAATGGAGGATATAAATGTGAATCAACTGTGATGGGAGATGTTTTCGCGCATCTGACGACTGTAAATTTGGATTCAAATATAGCTTTTGCCATGATGTTATCCAAGTTTGGAGAAATTATTGCTGAGGCGTGGGTGCCTCCCTTGTTTGAGGAGAAGAAGAAGAGTATTGAAGATGAAGTAAAGAAACTAGATATAAAAATAAGTGATAACGACCGATTGAGAATTATTGCTTGTATACACTCTCATCTTTTTAAAGGTACTGCTTCTATAGCTCCCACAGATGATAAAAAGAAGCCTAAACCCGGATCTTTTAATCCATATGGAAATGGACAAACGGATGAACAAAGAAAAATATTATTTGATATAATTCGTGATAAATATCCTGGATTGAATGTGCACTCTGACGCCCCCCTGTTAGGCTTAGATGTTATAGCTAAAATACAGAATGACATTATAGGAATAAGGGAGCGAGAAGAGAATGTGCAATCAGAAAAAAGACCCTCTGAATTAAAAGATCAAGGTCAAGGGTCTTACAATGAACATGGGAATGAACAAGATAACCCCATAAGTGAATGTGCTTTGAAATATTTATGTGCTGTTTTTAATTTAGAGTACGAAGAAGTTGATTGTGTCATACACGAAGCTTATGAAGCATATAGAGATCAAAAGTTAATAATTAAGAAATTGCCACCTGTAGAGTTGGAAGGCACCTTTAATCAGTATGGAAATGATCAAATGGATGTTGAGCCGAATGTTAAGGTAAATTTGAACAATTATAGAGCTCAAAGAAGACGGCAGTATGAACCTCAAAGTGTAACTTTTAGGAAAAGATATACGTGGGCACCTTCACAATTACAAGCTCAAGAAATAGGATCGACAGCTATTCCAGCTCAGAATATGCCTATTGTTAGACTATTCGGAACTTTTAACCCTTATGGAAATGGTCAACGGATAACTCGAAAACAATTTATAGTAAAAAGAGTGGCCTCTGGTATGACTCAACAACAAGCGGAAAAGGCCTGGAATAAAGGACCCCCTAATAAAAAGAATAAACTTAAAAGAAATGGGCCAAAAAAAAAAATAGGGTGGTTGGATCACCTAATAAAGCTGTAGTAAATATGGGAACAACAAAACCATACGCAAGACCTCAAAATAAGAGGGAAATGGATTTTTTACCTGGAAATTTAAAAACACAGAATTACTTCCCTGAGTGTACTGCGAGATACTTGTTATCTTTGGTAGATCCATTTTATGTGATTGAACAAAATACTAAAGCTGTTGCGTGGTATATAAAGGAGCATGGAACTATTGATTCAACTGCTTTGCCTTGTATACCATCATTTCCACCAATTTCATCCTTTAAGACTACGTCTATTTTTAGAGGAGAATTTGCAGTGGGAACTAATGGAACTGCCTTCGTTGCATTATGTCCAAAAAGACTAGCGTCGGATTATGCAGCTAATAGAACTGATTTATGTCCGATTTTAGCATCAAATAGTTTGTACGCTGGGGTGGGAGTGTTTCCCATAATTGATCAAAATGCTATACCCCCAGTTGGAACATCGCCGCTTAATTGGACAACCAGATTTGCTGTATCTGATCTAGTAGTATTACCTTTATCTACTCAAGGAACTAAATATAGATTGGTTAGTTGTGGGTTAAGAATAAAGTATACTGGTGCACCCTTAACCATGCAAGGGTTAGTGCATGCAATTCAAACTCCTGGTCATGAGAGTTTGTCACAAGCCAGTATTGGAACGCTTCAAGCTATTCCTTCGTGTGTAACTTACGATGTTACCAAAGAATGGCAATTATTATCGTATTGTCCTGTATTTCCTGAAGAATATGAGTATCAAACTGATGTAACAGCGTCAGGTGGCGTTGGTCACCACGTTGAAGGAGATATGCATTTTATGGGATTTCTGGCTGTTGGATTAACACCAGGAGTAACGTATGCCTGTGAAGCAATTGCCACATTTGAAGTCATAGGACAGAATGTGAATGGTAAAACCAGAACAGGTGTTGATAATAATGGTTTGTCAATAGTATCTACTGTTGTCACAGTTGATTCGATTGTGGAAGTTCAGAAGAACCCGTCGTTATTAGCTAGGATGTCAGAATCTACTGCACAAACTGTTACTGAGTTAATACCTAAAGCAATTAATATGGCTGCTGGGTTTGCCGCTCAAAAAGCATACAATAGTATGTTTGGGCAACCACATCAGCTCGCAAGAGGATAAAATATGAAAATTAAATGGGATCTTTGTTTTGAGAGTCAGCATGTAAGGTTGACTATATTTTTTATTTCTAGCCATAAAAGGAAGAAAAAAAAAAAAAAAAAAAAAAAAAAAAAAAAAAAA